TTTATTTTAATTAGTGTTAAAATAGATAATTTATCTAAATATTTTGGTTTATTAGGAATAATAGGGTTTATGAATTGTATTAAAGTTTTAGTTGCTGAATTAGGTGAACCGGTCTTAGTATTTAATGTTTATAATCCAGATAAAAAAATTATTGATGATTTTTCAAAATTTCAATTATTATTATATGCAAATTCTATGTTTTTTGTATCAAATACTAGAAGTGTATTTGAAGTTATGATAACAGTAACTCAAATAGATATTGCAATTTATTCAGTAATTATAGAACAATTAGTTTCTATTATAACAGTTAATTTACTAGTAAATGAAAAAAAATTTATTAAAAAAGAAAATATAAGTTCTACAAATGAAATTGAAATTAATACTATTAATAATAGTGATAATAGTGATAATAGTGATAATAGTGATAAATTAAATTTAATTATTAAAAATTAAGAATATACTGGTAATTCATCAATATTAAATATTGATCCCTTTTTATTTATTGATTTTTTTGATACTAAATATTGATTAAAATGTTCATTTTCTAATACTTTTAATGGTGTATGATTATGAACAGTTCTAGCAATCATTTTATATAATTTAAAATCTGGATATCTCTCTTCGCCATTATTTTTATATAAAATATTTCTATTTTTATCATCATAACACCAATTTAATATTATTTTTTTAATTGGAGATTTTATTTCTTTTACTTGATCTAAATCTTCTATAAAAAAATCAAATATTGAACATCCTAATCTACATAAGTCAAAACTATAATTTGGTTCTATTACTGGTTTATCTTGATCTAAATAAACTCCAAAATTATATTGTGTTGCAGCATCTCCATCTTTACTATAACTATCTGAACACATTTGTGTTCCTTTATAACTATATACAGCTCTACCAAAATCTATAATTTTATAAATTTTACCGAAAGTAGGAACTTTATAGTGTTTATTATTAATTTTATAAATTATATATTTTTTTTCACTTTCAATATACATAATATTATTAGTATGTAAATCATTATGTGTCATATTAAATGTTTTTTGATATGTTGCTAAAATCATTATTATTTGTAAAATAATTGAATCCCATTCTTGATCTTTAATTTTATTATTTGTTATATAAGAATCAAGTGTATCTTTACAACATTCTAATGCTATTAATTCTACTGGAAATTCTTTAATAGAAATTATTATTTCGTCTTCTGATGCAGTAGAGCACGTAGAAGAATCATCATCGCTATTAGTATTATTAGTATTTTCTTTATTACTACTATTGCTACTATGAGTATTAGAACTACGTGATGAACATGTAGATCCTGAATCATTTGTTTTTTTACTATTATTATTTAAATTATATTCAAATATTAGATTATGTGAATTATCTATATCTTCATTTTGATTAGTTGTAAATACATTAATATTATTTAGATCATTAATGTTTGATAAAGTGATAAAATTATTATCAGTAATTACATTATCATCTATTAATAATTTTTTTTTATTATTTCTAGTATCAAAATTAAGCTTGTCTATATGAGATAAATTAGTAAAATTAAAAAGAATATTATTATTTTTATGAAAATCTTCTGAATTATATAAAAAATCAATATCATCACCAATATCTATTAATAAATTTTGTTTAATTGCTAAAAATGTTCCAAAACAATCAACTCCATGAATAAAATTATGATTATGTAATAATTGACTAGTTAAAAATGTAAAAAAACCATCTACATAGGCATAATTATTAATATCTCCAATCTTTTCATGGCAATTATTGGACAAATTAAATACAGGTAAATCAATTAAATTTTTTGATAAATCATATTTATTACAAATAAATTTAATTGGATCTAATAAAGGACAAAATTTAAAAAATATTTTTTCATTATATTTTTCATTAGAATTTGTTTTTGATAATACACATCTATATTTATTATAACTTTCTTTTTCTATAATATCAGTTAAATAATTAGGATAATTAATATTAAAATTTGTATAATTATTATTTGTTAAATTAAAAAAATTATTAAATAAAGGAATATAATTTTGAATCTGAGTAATATCTAATAATTCTTTATTTTTATTATTAAATAAAATAGAATTATCATTTTTTTTATAATTAATTTGCATTATAGTATATTAAAATTAAAAATTATTATATATTTAACTTATTAATTAAATATTTTTAACTTGCGTCTATTAATTATTAATTTTTTCTATTAATTAATATATTAATGACTTTAGAATTAAAAAAATTTGATATGAAAACTATTAGCTTTAAACCTGAAGAAAATTCTGGTCCTGTTATTGTTTTAATTGGAAGAAGAGATACAGGTAAAAGTTATTTAGTAAGAGATCTATTATATTATCATCAAGATATTCCTATTGGAACAGTAATATCAGGAACTGAAGCAGGAAATGGATTCTATTGTCAACATGTTCCTAAATTATTTATTCATGATGAATACAATAGTGCTATAATTGAAAATATATTAAAAAGACAACGAGCAGTTTTAAAGCAAATTAAAAAAGATCAAGAAACATATAAAAAAAGTAATATAGATCCTAGAGCATTTGTAATATTAGATGATTGTTTATTTGATGCTACATGGACTAAAGATAAAGTAATGCGTTTATTATTTATGAATGGACGGCACTGGAAAATTATGTTAGTAATTACAATGCAATACCCTCTAGGCATACCTCCTAATTTAAGAACAAATATAGATTATGTATTTATTTTAAGAGAACCTTATATTTCTAATAGAAAAAGAATTTATGATAATTATGCAGGTATGTTTCCTACATTTGAAGCATTTTGCACTGTTATGGATCAATGCACCGAAAATTTTGAATGTCTTGTTATTAAAAATTGCGCTAAAAGCAATAAATTACATGATCAAATTTTTTGGTATAAAGCAGAATCACATAAGGATTTTAAATTAGGATCTAAAGAATTTTGGCAAATTTCTAAAGAAATGAACTCTGATGATGAAGAAGAACAATATGATCCAAATAAATCAACAAAAAAAGGACCTAATATTAAAGTTAAAAAAAGTAAGTGGTAAAATATTATCTTAATTATAGTTTAATCTACTTTAAATTGAATACTAACATTAAAATTCTTAATAGTACATTTAGTACTATTACATAGAGTTACATTATACTTATGAGAATCATTTTGTTTACCTCTGTATTTAATAGTATTAATAAATGTTTGAATACCTTTCTTAGATGGACATTTATGCCCAAACTGATTAAATAGATTCATAAATACTACACTCCAAAATGCAATAGGATAATCTATATATTTTTCAACATTAAACTGAATTGATACATTTGTATCATTAAAATTAAATTTAACTTCTTCAATAAATGGATTAATTATTTCTTTTTCTATTAATATATTCCAATCATCAGCTTGTTTACTAATATTTAAAAGATTCTCTTTAACATTCGAAGTAAAAGCATCATTTATTGCAGGCGTAATAATATTTCGATATTTTCCTCTCACTGACCAATCTGGTGTAGTATCTTTAAAATAGGGAACCTGATAAACATGAGCAAAATCATAAACAGTTTTTTTATAATATGCAATCATAGGACGCACAAATTCTATTTTATTAATAATAGATTGTTCTCTAATAACAGCTAAATCTAAATAATTACGTCCTCTGCAAAAATTAGCAAAAATATTTTCAATAATATCATCTTTATGATGAGCTAGTAAAACATGATCAATATTTTCTTTTTGCATAATTTCTCTATAAAAATCAAATCGTATATTTTTTGTTAATAATTCATAGTCCCTTCTTTTTGTATTTTCTCTCTTTATTTCATTAATTGATTTAATATATAATTTTATATTATTAAATTTACACCATTGTATTAAAAATTTTTCTTCTTCTCTAGTTTCAATTCTATTATTATAATTAATATGAACGCAAATTAATTCATATTCTAAATAGTGTAAAATTGTTGTTAAAACCATTGAATCAACTCCTCCTGATAGAGAGATAATTAATTTTTTATTATTTAATTTATTACAAATATTATTTATATTTTCAATAAATTCACTATTTAATAAATTTTGATTTTTAATCTTAATATTTGTTTTTGGAACATATTCTAATATATTTTTATAATTATAATTATAATACCAATTATAAAAATATTGATAAAATAAATTATTTATTAAATTTAAAGTCTTACTAAATATCGTATTTATAAACATTATATCCCAAATAATATTTAATTAAAGTATTTCAATTTTTAAT